TGGATTAAACTGACCCAGACGACTTGGCTCGGCAAGGTCAGCAAGCCCAAATACAGCAACCCCGAGCGTCACCGGGCAAACGTCAAACGCTGGAGGCTTCGCCATCCTGAAAAGGTCAAGGCCATGAAGCGCGCTTACTATCTCCGCTGCAAGGCCCGCCGCTTCTCCCGACCCACCTCCACCCATGCCTGACCCATCCCACCGCCCCTACCAACCCATGACCATCATCCGACCCGACTCCCTGCCACGCCTCTGGTGGCTGTTCCCCTGGAGCATGGCCCGTCAGCTGCACCGCAACTGCAACGCCCTGAAGGCTCTGGCCGACAATACCGACGACGAGAACAGCCTGCTCCGTCAGGAGGTCACCCGGCTATCCCACTCCCGCGAGCATTGGATCGCCAAGCACGACCGGGCCTACGCAGTCGCCATGCATAATGAGCGAGTCATCGCCGACTTGGAAAGCCGTATCATCCGCGGCGCCATCACCCCCGACGCTCACCCCCATGAGTAGTTTCCGCCACCTCGACGGGATGGTCGCCCTGCTCTCCGAGGTATATGAAATCAATGAGCGCATCATGACCGGGGACATCTGCTCCGCCAAGTCGGCCATCGCCTCGACCCGCATGAAGAAACTCCTGCACCACTATCACGAGGCCCTGCACGAGGACGGCGCCGTAAAGGTATCGCTCCAGGCTTACGCCGCCGCCGGCGGCTGGGTCGGCATCACCTACTCCTATGAGCTCGACGGCTTCGAGGTCGCCGGATCACAAGTCCCGAGACGCGTATGAGCGAAGACTTTAAAATCTGGTGGCACAGAGAAGGAAGCGGAATGCCCCCGCTTAAGGGCGAAGACGCCTCCGAACACGTCGAACGGGTCAGCGCCATCGCCTGGTCTAACGGCGCATACAAGGCGACCGAAGCGCTCAAGGCCGAGAACGCCCGTCTCAAGACAGAGGTCGAGCATCTGATGATTTTCTGCAATTGCACCCTCATCCCTAACAAGGAATTACAGGCACAGGTCGAGCGGCTGACCAAGGCCATTGATTTGACTATCATCGACCTTGATGAACGCCACGAAAGACAAGACCTTCGGGCTTGGGAGTTTGCTGAACTTCTACGAAAGGCCAAGGGGGTGCAGTCGTGAGCGAACCGAAGCGATACAACGAGGAGATGGTCAACATCTCCAATGGCGACCCTTGCGGTGAAATCGAATTCGATTATTCGGCAAGTATGGTCGAAGCATTTGAAGGTCGATGGGTAGCGTGGGAGGACTACGCCGAACTCAAGGCCGAAGCCGAGCGGTATCGTCTGGCAAGCCTCCGTGTCGATGTGAGTGAACTACACGCACAGTTCAACCGAGCATTGTTCGATGATACTATTGCCGAGAACGCCCGCCTCAAGGCCGAGGTCGAGCGGCTCCGCAAGGCCGGGGATGCTCTGCACAAGTCCATGCTGGAAGTCGGTCCCAACGAGATGGCCGAAGAGTTCGACCACGACCGCTGGTGGGCTTCGTATTACGGATGGCAAGCCGCCAAGGAGAGCAAGCCGAGCGTATGACCCTTAACCAGCGCTTCTCCGTCGTCGCCCTGCTCCTGCTTGGCCTCAACGCCCAAGCCAAGACCGACGCGGCCTTCCTCTCCGCCGTGGCCGAGGTCGAGTCCGGGCACAACCGCCGCGCCATCGGCAAGGCCGGTGAGCGTGGCATGTATCAGGTCGGCAAGGCCGCATGGGACGACGCCTCCGCCCGCCTCAAGGCCGAGGGCCATTACGCCTTCCCCTGGTCTAAGTGGCGAGACGCCACGGCGCAGGACATGGTGGCCGCCTCGCACCTCCGCTGGATCAGGTCGAACTTCCACCGCATCGGCATGACCGACCCGACCCCAGAACAGATGGCGCTCGTCTGGAACCTAGGTTGGTCCGCCGCTCAGGCCCAAGGCTTCCGGGCGAACGGCTACGCTTTCCGCGTGGCCAACCTTTTCCGCTTGTCCTCGGCCAAGCCCCGATAAAGGGTCTTGCCGTGGCTCATCTCATCGTGGCAATCGACCCTGGCGTAAATGGCGGCATCGTCTGGTCGGCAGACGGCGACCCGGTGGAGTGCGCGAAGATGCCCTCGTCAGACATCGAGGTCTGCCAACTTCTCGCGGATCTCAGCTGCAAGGCCAAGGACGTCTCGCTCTACCTTGAGGAACCTCCGCTCTTCGCCGGCAAGAACATCCCCGGCTCTGCCATCGGTAAACTGATGTGGAACACCGGCGTTCTCTACGGCGCCGCCGTCGCCATGGGCTGGAAGATTCACCGCATCCGTCCGGCCATCTGGCAGAAGACGCACACCTGTGGCACGAAAGGCGAACTGACCACGACCCAGTGGAAGAACAAACTCAAGGCCCGCGCTGCCGAACTCTTCCCCACCGTTGACGTCACCCTCTGGAACGCCGACGCCCTCCTCATCTTCGACTCCGCCACCCGCGGCGCCATCAACTAATCTCCCCATGAAGAAAGACTCCAAACTTCCGACTGAATACCGCATCATCGCGGACTCGTCATACATCGTTTTACCCGATCAGAAGGTCGCCCGCCTCCTGACCCCGACCGTCCGCAACGGCGTGACGTATTACAACCTCTTCGTCCCCGACTACACGCGGATGTCCCTCGCCGACATCGAGGCCACCATCAAGGCCGGTGAAGTCACCAAGGCCGAACAGTCCGCCAAATAATTTCCACCATGAGCACCAAACCCACGCCCCCCAACTCCGCCACCGCCTCCCTCGTCCAAGCGCTCGCCGCCCTGGACAACGTGAAGGCCAACAAAATCAACCCCGCCTTCAAGGCTAAGTACGTCAGCCTCGACGCGCTGCTCGACGCCATCAAGCCGGTGCTGCTCGACCATGACCTCGCCCTGATCCAGACGCTTGTCAGCCAGGAGGGCAAGGTCGGCGTCTCGACCGCCTTCCTCCACGCGTCCGGCGAACGCTTCGAGTTCGGCACCCTGCTCGTCAAGGCCGAGGGTCTGACCGCCCAGCAGATCGGCGGAGCCATCACCTACATCCGCCGGCAGTCCATTCAGACGGCTTGCGGCATCTCGGTCGACCTCGACGACGACGGCGCCGTGGCCTCTGGCTTCCGTTCTGCGGCCGTTTCCCCGTCCGCCCCTGCCTTCTCCCCCACCCCCCGCCCGCTGACCAAATGAGCAAGCCTGACTTTGACCCCTTCGACCCGGTGAACGCCGCCATGCGTCACCTCCACAACCAGAACCTCGCGTCGGCTGCCGAAGCCCGCGCCGAGGCTCAGGCCAAGACCATCTCCGAGATGCGCTACGCTGGCAACGAACTCGCCCGCGTCCTCGACGACATCGCCCAAGTCGGTCAGCTCGACGCCATCGCCAAGGCCGTGGTCGTCGCCACCATCGCCAAGTGGAACCGCGCCAAGACCGGGCAACTCTGATGGCCGAAGTCCCCAAGGGCATCGAACGGATCGCGGCCACCGTCCCCAAGCAGTACGCCCTGCTCCTCTTCCTGGACGGCTTCCCCTACGTCGAGTTCACGGCCCGCAAGCACGCCGACTTCCTGACCGACCTCAACGCGTGGAAGCGCAAGACCTACCCGTCCCTGTCCCGTTCCGCCGTCCGTTTCTTTACGCTTGCCCCTAATGGGGAGATAAAGGAACTTACCTTCACGCCCGTCCGCTCATGACCAACCGCGAAAACATCAAGCGCCTCGTCGAGAACATCACGGGCTCGCTCGCCACCGTCCAGCACATCGCCGGACGTTATGAACAGCACGACGCCGACATCATCACGCTCTCCGACCTCAACCGCTCGGCCATCACCGAGCTACAGGTCTTCACCGATCACATCGAGACCGCCGATGAGTCCGCCCAGGTCAAGCCGCTCCATGACCGCGTCCACGTCCTCGTCGTCCAGCTGCGCGTCCTGCGGAATACCCTCGAGGCCATGGAGAACGCCGCCGAGTCCGCCCTCGAAGACGTGCGCCGCATCTCCGCCAGCGTCGAAGAAGCCAGCCCCGAAGATGACAGCCTGTGAACTCTGCAAGGGTGCGTGCTGTGAAAGCATCCTCCTGCCCATCAGCCCTAGCCCGACATCGACCGAGTTCTACTCTGCTCGCGGCTCGGTCTTCCATATCGCCGGGAGCACCTTCGCCGAAGTCCCTGCCCGATGCCCGCACCTTTCAGGGTCTGGCAAGTGCAAGACCTACGCCAGCCGCCCGGTCGCCTGCTCCCGCTTCACCGTCGGCTCCGTGATGTGCCTGACCGCCATCGAGCGCCGTCGCCCCGATCAGGCCGAGGCCATCATGGCCTTGCTCTAATTCCCCACCAACCCAGAACACCAACACACCATCCCATGCCCGACCTCATCACCGAACGCGTCATCTATGACGGCATCCAAGCGCTCAACCAATCCGGCGCCAAGGAACTGCTCAAGTCCCCCGCCCATTACCAGGCGTATCTCGCCCGCACCCGCGAGGACAGCAAGGCCCTCCGAGTGGGCACGGCGGTCCACAAGCTCGCCCTCGAAGGGCTGGACGCTTACAACGCTACCCACGCCATCGCCCCGGACGTGGACAAGCGCACGAAGGAAGGTAAGGCCGAGTGGGCCGAGTTCGTCACCGCCAACGAAGGCAAGGCCATCCTGACCGCCGAAGAGGGCGCCCTCGTCGACGCCGTTGCCAACTCCGCTGCGGCCTGCATGAAGCAGAACGGCATCGTCCTGACGAAGACCGAGGTCATGTTCACCGCCTTCCTCGGCGATACCCTGGTCAAGTGCGCCATCGACGGCATCTCCGACGACGGCTATATCTACGATCTGAAGACTTGCGAGGACGCCAGCCCGCACGGCTTCCTCCAGTCCGTCCGCAAATACAAGTACGCCCTCCAGGCTTACTTCTACCGGCACGCCGTCGAGTCCGCCTACAAGTGCCGAGTCCTCGGCTTCCGCTTCATCGCCGTCGAGAAGGAGCCGCCCTACGCCCACGCGGTCTACGAGCTGGGGCCGGAACTGATGACCGGAGCCGCCTTTGACTTCGAGCGCGCGCTGACCCTCTACAAGGAATGCACCGCCTCGGGCAACTGGCCCGGATACCAGACCGAGATCACGACCATCGACATCGCCGCCAAGCCCAGCGCCGCGACTAACATCAACTTCGCCTAATACCATGACCACCGAAAACAACCGCGTCCCGCTCACCTCCATCAGCACGAACGGCACCTATAAGCTGAAACTCATCAAGCCCAAGTTCGAGAAGGTCAAACAGTGGGAGGACGGCACCACGTCCTGCCGCCTGTTCTTCGTCGACGACAAGGGCTTCTGCCTGTCGAAGAACTTCTCCAGCAAATACGGCAAGGCCCTCGCCATGCTCGTCGGCAAGTTCTCCGGCAAGTATACCAACGAGATCCGCTTGGACGCGACCCCTGCCGAGTACCTCCAGTACCTGGAGCCCGCCTGCGGCCAGACCATCCTCGTCGGCGTCGAGGTCGAGGCCAACGGCGAGTGGCAGGGCAAGCCTCAGTATAAGTACAAGATGACCTACCCCCGCGGCTCGCAAAAGCCGACCGCCCCCGAAGAGCCGCTGCCCCCCGAAGGCGTCCCCTTCTAATCCCGTGACCGAAGCACCCACGCCGATGTCCGCCCCGACGCTCGTCCTGATCGCAGGCTATGCCAGGGCGGGCAAGGACACCCTCGCCTCCGGCATCCTCGAGTGGTCTCAGCGGCCCGCCGAGCATATCAACTTCGCCGACGCCCTCAAGGAGGCCGCGAACCACTACATGGATTACCTCGGCCTTGATGGGGACTTCTTCAAGGAGGACTTTAAGGTGGATAACCGCGACTTCCTCGTCCACGCGGGCAAGTTCGCCCGGCGCATGGATCGGGACGTCTTCGCCCGCCACTTCGCCAACTGGTGCCCGGTGATGAAGCACCACGACCAACCCTCCCCCGAGACGGTGGTCTGCTCCGATTGGCGCTACGTCAACGAGCTGCGCGTGTGCCAGGACATCCTCTGGGAGAAGGGCTGGAAGGTCCGCACCATCTACGTCGCCACCGCTGGGGTCGGCCCGGCCAACGACGAAGAGCTCGACAGCATCGCCGAGATACGCGCCTCCCACCTCTTCGACCAGGAGTATATCTTCAGGCCGTCCTCGCGTAACGCGATCATGACCGAAGGCCGCAACCTCGCCCGCTTATGGAAACTATGAACCCTGACACGCTGCGCTGGGCGAACAAGGTCGGCCTATCTCCCGACCGAGTGGCTTTCCTGCTGGCCTGCCCGAAGTATACCCGCACCGGACGCAACGACCGCCCCGCCTTCATCAAGACCGAGAACCCGAACCACCACCTCCAGAAACTCGGTGACTGCTACTGGTTCCGCCTGCGTCGCCGCGGCAAGGACATCGTCGAGAACATCGCAAGCGACCTCGAGACCGCCCGCAAGCGCCGTGACGAGATGCTCGCGGCCTTCGATGCCGGCAAGCCCATCCCTTACATCAACGTACGATGAGCATCATCCGCTGGGTAGCCGCTGGAGACAACCACGGCCAATTGGTCTGCGAAGAAACGCAGGACGCGCTGGCTTCTTTCATCGGCCGCTGGAAACCCCAGCTACGCATTCATACCGGCGACTGCTTCGATTTCGGCGCCTGGAGACGCGGCGCCACCCCTGACGAGCAAGAGGAGGGCATCACTGACGACCTAAAGCACGGCAATTATTTCCTGCGCAAGGTGCTCAAGCCGACGATTTTCATGCAGGGCAACCATGACATCCGCGCCGAGGAGCAGATGCTCTCCCGCAACGGCGACCGCCGCGACAACGCCATGCGGGCCGTGCAGTCATACACCGACACCCTAGCAGAGATCGGTTGCAAGGAGTTTCACCGCTACTCGGTCAAGGGTAAGGACTCCGAAGGGGTCAACCGCTTCCGCGTCGGGAAACTTACCGGCACGCACGGCTTCAAGGCTGGCGTGGCCGCAACCCGCGAGACGGCCCGCACCCTAGGCCGCCCAGGGGATGTCGTGATCCATGGACACACCCACGACTTCTCCCTCTGCACGATTGAGCATCTAGAGGCCGCTATCGTCGGCGTCTCGGCGATGTGCTGTATGGACATCAACAAGGCCGACTATGCGCTGCGCCGCCTAGCCACGACCAAATGGTGCAACGGCTGGCTCCATGGGGTAATCGACGAGAAGACCGGCGACTGCAAGGTCTGGACGGCCCATCGCTTCCAAGGCAAGTTCATCTGCTCGACCGCTTACGACCTGATCTGATGAAGCCTAAGGACTACGCCGATTTGCTGATGCGTACTCAGCCAGCCCCGCAGCAGCACTTCGCCGACGACACTCCCGAAGGCTGGCACAAGACCACGGAGGTTGTCCGCCTCCTGGGATACAAGACCCGAGCCGGTGTCTCTCTGCCGCTCGCCCGCATCGTCAAGGCAGGCTACGCTGAACAGAAGACCATCCGCCGAGGACGCTTCATCTATCGCCTGTCGCCCAGGTTCAAGTCTTGGGCCGCCGCCAAGGCCGCAGCTGAAGCCCTCGAGAAGTTTAAGGCCCCCAAGGGATGGGTCACCCTCTCCGAGTATGCCCACAAGCACCGGCGCACCGTCCGCGGCGTGCAATACCGTATCGACGGCATGGCCCTGTCTGTCCGCATCCTCCGCAATCCGCGGAGCGTCCCTTACTACCGCAAGGCCGACCTAGACCGCATCCTACGCAAAGCATCTTGACCACGGGCACCCACGCCCACAAACCCCAACCCTCTCTTCCATGATCCCGCCGAATAACGTCGCCGCGGAACGCCACCTCCTCGGCGTCCTCCTACGCGAAGCCTTTCCCTTACCGGGCGACCTCCAGCCCTCCGACTTCTTTGAGCCAGCCCATCAAGACATCGCCGCCGCCATGCTCTCGCTGGCCGTCGATGGTGTCGCCCCCGATGAGCTGACGGTCAGCCAGCGCCTACGCCAGGTCAACAGCCCGGTGACCGAGGCCACCGTCTCGCTCCTAGTCAGTGACGCAGGCCAAGCGTCCTTCCGCCTTGAGCACGCCGACATGATCGCGGACGCGGCCATCCTCCGCCGTGCCCTCGTCGCCGCCGAACAGGCCACCGACCCGGACACCCTGCTCGACCATTATGCCACCATCGCCGAAACCCGCAAGGGTCGGAAAGCCAAGCACGGCCCGCAGCGCATGGACTTCGACGCCCTGCTATCCTTCGAGCGTAAGGAAGACCCGTCCTGCATCCTCGGCAACCACCGCTGGCTTTGCAAGGGCGGCTCCCTCTTGATCGTCGGACAGTCCGGCACCGGCAAGTCCTCCCTGATGATGCAGGCCGCCGTCCACTGGTGCATCGGCAAGGACTTCTTCGGCATCAAGCCCGCCAAGCCCCTTCGTGCCATCGTGCTCCAGGCTGAGAATGACGCGGGGGACATCTCCGAGGCCTTGCAGGACGTCATCGCCGGGGCATACCTTGACAGCGACGAACGCTCTCAGCTGCGCGAACACCTCGCCATCTTCCGCGACACCGTGAGCACCGGCACCACCTTCACCTCGGCCCTACGTGACCTCATCGTCGAGCACAAGGCCGACATCGTCTTCGTCGACCCTCTGCTGTCCTTCGCGGGCATCGACGTCTCCGACCAGGAGCAGGCGTCCAAGTTCCTGCGCCATGACCTCGCCCCCATCCTCCTCGAGACAGGCGCCGTCCTCGTGGCCATGCACCACACCGGGAAGCCCAAGGCCGCCTCCGACAAGGAAGGCCACACCGTCGCCGACCTAGCCTACGCGGGCCTAGGTTCCTCCGAGTTCACCAACTGGTTCCGCGAGGTCGCCGTCCTCTTCCGATGCCAGGGCGAAGAGCCGATCTACAAGTTCGGCCTGACCAAGCGCCGTGGCCGTGCCGGCCTCAAGGACCACGCCAACCAGTTCAAGGGCGAGATTTACATCCGCCACGCCGCCGAGAAGGGGGTCATCCGCTGGGAATACAGCCAGCCCCCCTCCGAAAGCCTACCCGACAACGCCCCAAGGCATAGCGATTCCAGCCCCGCCAAGGGGTCGCCAAGGCGTTTTAAGGTCAACTGAGGGTCAACACCCTCACCCCCACCTTTAGCCCAATGTTAAATCCCTTCTCAACTTCCAACTCAACTTCCGTCCCTGTACTACGTACAAGGGTGACTCTAGTCTCACCCCTTGTCGCTGACGCTCGGGGTTCGACCGAGTCTCTGGCGAGGACGCAAGTCTAACGCGATGACCAAACCTAACCGTACCACCGCGCGGAGAGGATGGATCCTCCGTAAGCTCGCCCTGACCCGGCTACGGCAGAAGTCCTGGAGGGAAGAGCCTGAGAGGATGGAGCATATCCGGCAGCAGGCCACCGAGGCCGCAAAGGCAGTCAAGGAAAGGAAAGACATGGAGCTGAGGGAAGTGATCAGCACATGGCCTGAGAAGATGACGTCAGCGGAACTCAAGGACATCGTCGAGCAGACCCTGGACTACTCGGGTAAGTACTCATCCCTGACCTATCGCTTCACCCGTAAGGCCATGCTACGGTTCGACATGGACGGATACTGGCACAACCTTTGCCACTTGCCCCGCCGTCAAGATGGTTGACGCTGTCGTGCGTGACACGCGCTAGGCTAAACGACCTGACTGCTCCGGCTAAGGAGGCCAAGTCGTTTGACGCTTGGTTCTTTGCCCAGCCCAAGAAGGTCCAGGAGAAGATGCGGGAGAACGGCGTACTGCCTTACCGCGAGATGACTCAGTCACGTCATGTGTTTAACATCGACGCCAATCATCCATCTTGGTCGAGCGACACTGACAAGACTCGCAATATGCAAATGGGGGAAATCCAAGCGAGAACAGAAGTCGATACGTTCATATCCCGCGATCATGTCGGCGTCATGCTTAAGGCATTCATGGATGCCATCGCACACTCAGATTCAATGGCGTTCAGGAGGCACGTGGAACTCTGCAGATGGGCGCTCAGTCTGCCCGGATGCATGTCATCTCGCCTGATCGGTAAGATGTATGGCCGCTCTCATTTCTGGATGCGTGCCAGGGCTAAGGAAATCCAACGGGCCGTAAACTCCGACGCGTGCGGTCTGTTTCCTCATGTGAATGCCAGACGCGGCAAGAATAAGGTGCCAAGCCCCCTGCCCCCTGCCACGCCCAAGCGATGAAAACGGCCCATATACCCCCTCTAAGGAGTCTCCTAGACCCCCCCCTACGTCACGCGTGGCCCGACACCACGACCTTTTCTTACGTGGTCACCACGACAAAACAGCCTGTTGACAATGAAGCCCTGTGATTTGAAAACCCGGCAGCTCGCCGAGTTCGCCCGGGCCGAAAAGGCCAAGCGAGACGCGGCAATCGTCGAAGCGTACAAGCGCTGCGGAACTATTCACTCAACGCGTAAGGCTTTTGACTTTACGCACTCACGCGAGGTAGTCAGAAGGGCCATCAGCAAAGCCGGTGTTTACGACAAGTGTAAGCGTGACCAGGTGCTTATTCATAAGTTCAAGCCTAGCCCGAATAAGTCCAAGTGGGACGATCGCTCGTATTCAAGGTCGCACGGGTCAGAACTGCATATGCAGATCGAAGCAGAGCAGATGCTTAAGGACGCAAACATCATGCACGCTCGCCACATCCAGCGCGAGGTGCAGGTTCCTGGCTGTCAGATGCGGGCAGATTTGGCCGGATACAACTGGGCAATCGAGACCAAGAAAGAATGTTCGTCCCAAGGTATGCTTACCGCCATGGCTCAGTGCCTGGTCTATCGCAAGCACCTGAACAAGCGGCACGTCTGCATCATGCTTCCAGACGACATCGAGCCTGCCGCCTTCTACGTCACCGAGTGCCTGTCATACGGCATCCCGGTCATCAAGATGTCCCAGTTAGTCTGGTGGGTTAACACCGTTCAGAACGATGCCCAGCCAAACTGAAATCGCCGAGGCCCTTGGCCTAACTCGCCAGCGCGTCTCTATCCTGGTCAAGAAGGGTATGCCCATCGACTCGGTCGAGGCCGCCACCGCTTGGAGGCAATCGCAGGAAGACGCCCGGGTGCGGCTGGCTCCGACACCACCCGATCAGCTGGACGACGGCTCCCTGTCTTCGACCATCGAAGAGCACCGGGCCTTAGTGGGTCGGGCCCGCGGAGTCTGGCAGGCGGCCATGGAACAAGGGGACACCAACCAGGGCAAATACCAGTCAGCCTATAACGCCAGCCTGCGCTCGCTCGTGCAGCTCGAGGCCGAACAGGAACGCCGCGTCATCCTCGCCCGAGACTTCATCTCCGCGAAGGAGGCCACCGAGGCCATGCGCGACATGACCGCCGGCATCGTCAACCGACTCGACAAGCTCGCCCTCGATGTGGCAGAAGGATGTAACCCCGAGAACCCGGCGAAGGCCGTAAAAGTTCTGGAGGCTTGGGTGCGCCGCGTGAAGGCCGACCTATCCACCGATGAATAAGTCCGACCTCCTCCGCGTAGGCCGTGACGTCCTGCGTCCGTCTGACTCCGGCGACGTGGTCGAGTGGCTGGAGTCTAACGTCCACGCCATCCCTGACTCACCGATGCCCGGACCGTTCAGGTCCGACCGCACGCCGTGGGTCGCCGAAGCCCTACGCATCGCCGCCGATCCAGAGACTAAACTCCTGACGATTCTCGCCAGCATCCAGTCAGGCAAGTCTCTCTTCGCCCGCCTGTTTACCTGCCACATAATCGCGAACGCTCCCGGACCCTGCATGCTTACCCAAGCTACGGACCCCGAGGCGCGCGACTTCAGCCTCCGCTACCTCCGCCCGGTCTGGAACAACTGCCCGCCCGTGAAGGCACGTCTTTCAGGCGACGACCTCGACCGCTCGACGACTGCGGACTTCGACCGCATGACGCTCTACTGCCGAGGCATCTGGAACGAGGCGAACCTTCAGCGCTTGTCCCTGCGTTACACCATCGCCGACGAGTGCTGGATGGCACCGCCAGGACACCTCGCCGAACTGAGCGCGCGCGTGACGGCGTTCGGCTGGATGGGCAAACGCATCTTCATGTCTCAGGGCGGACGGGCTGGTCAGGAGTTCCATCAGCTGCACGAGACGACGGACCAGCGTGACTGGAATATGCGCTGCCCGAAGTGCGACCACCTTCAGCCGTGGGTCTGGGAACAGATCAGGTTTCCCGAGGATGCCAAGGCCACCGGCACATGGGACTTGCACAAGGTCAGCGTCGGCACGACCTACGAGTGCGCGGCCTGTCGGACGCTCCTGCCTGACACGAACGCAAGCCGCCTAGAGGCTAACGCGCGTGGCACCTTCGTCGCCACATCGGCCGCCGCCAACTCAGGGCACATCGGCCTGCATTGGAACAGCCTAGCGACGATGAGCTGGGGCGAGCTCGGCGTCCTGATGCTTAAGGCCAAGGAGTCCGTCGACCAATACGGCGACGAGGAACCGCGGCGCATCTTCAAGCAGAAGCGGCTGGCGTTACCCTGGAGCGAAGAGGGCGGCGAGATGGTGGCGCTTGCGGAGGCCGCGAACTACAAGATGGCCGACCCTTGGGACGCGGAGGCCGCGATCACCCCGAAAGCCCGCGTCGTCGAGCAGAAAGACGCCGTGCCCGGTAGCATCCCTTTCCGCACGATGGGGGTCGACGTGCAGCGTGGCCACTTCTGGGTGACTGTCCGCCGCTGGGCTAAGACCGGGCATAGCCGCCTGATGGCCTTCGCCCGCATCGACTCATGGGGCAACGTCGAAGCCTTCGCCAAACAGCACGGCGTCCATCACGCCATGGTCCTCGTCGACTCCGGCGACAATACGACCGAGGTCTACCGCGAGACGGCCAAGCGGAATTGGAAGACGGCCAAGGGCTCTGGCTCCGACGACTTCGCGGTGACCGACAAGTCCGGCAACACGACCCGCCGCTTCTATTCCGAGAAGCAGTCCATCGTCGTCCCTGGCATCCCGCAGCGGGCCATCCTGATCGTCCACTCGGCCACCGCCGGCAAAGACCTCCTGCACGGCCTGCGGGCTCGCCGCGTCTGGACCTACGCCCTCGACGCCAGCCCCGAGTACGTCGAGCAGCTGAGCGCCGAAGTCCGCGTGAAGGACAAGCGGACCGGGAAGCCCATGTGGATACTTCCCCAGGGCAAGAAGGATAACCATGCCCTCGATACTGAAATCCTCGCCCTGCTGGCCGCCGTCCGCTGGGGCATCGCCGGGCGGGAAACTGCCGAAACCGACTTGCAACCGTCATGACCCTTGGCACGCTATCAGCAAGGGTACGCCGTTTAGTGTCGTGGGAGGAAGAGACCTATGGCGTGGGCTGGGCGGCGTACCCCCCTTACGGCTTCCATTCTCGGCAAGTTTAAATGGCTCAAGGACTATTCATCGGCCTCACTGAATGCGAACTCCTTGCGATCAAGGAGAAGGCTGTCGCCCTCATTACCGAGGGGAAGACTCTTATGAGTTACAGTGACTCCGGTTCGAGCGCCAGCCGCCAGATGGTCTTGCCCGCCAAAGAAATGTTGAGCGAGGCCCTGTTCGCCCTGTCGAGGCTGGACCCTGCCACCTACGGCGCTCGTCGCACGATCATCTCGACCGACTGG